CAAAAAGTCAAAGGGAAAGTAGGCAACTATCAGTTGCTCGTAAAAACTTACTTGAAATAAAAAGAGTTGTTAGAACTCTTGAAAATAAAATATCGCTTCTAGAAGAACAAGTAAGAATATTAGAAGAAGGAAAATAAATCCATGGGCGGCGTAGCAGGACACCTAGCACATCTTTATGACAATCGCGATCTCACATTTAATAAAATGGCAGAGATCCTACAAAAAGCCGCAAAAGGTGAACTTGTAGGCACAGAAAAAACTGACGGTTATAATATTTTTCTTGGATATGTAGACGGTCAGCCTCGCGCTGCTCGTAATAAAGGTGATATGTCCCGTGGTGGAATGACTTTTAATGATCTTATCAATAGAGAGTTTCGTGGTGGTGAAGAATCAAAACGAGCCTACGTTACTGCTTTTAATGCTTATGTCGCTGCTCTTGAATCACTTTCAGAAAAAGAAAAAGCCCAAATCTTTGGACCTAATGGTGAAATCTTTTATAATACCGAAATTCAGGGTCCAGTTGCTCCAAATGTTGTAAACTATGACGAAAATGTCGTGAATATTCACCGCATGGGTCATAAAAAATATAATAAAGAAGATAATAGTCTAGAAGTTGTGGCAAATGAAAAACAATCAGCCTTTCTAGACAGTGTTATTGATAAGTTTGAGGAAGCAACAGCCGACGAGGATTTTAGCGTTCGTAGGACTGCTTTTCTTACCCTTAACAAGATATCTGACGAAGCGTTTGTACAAGAAACCTTAGATCGCATACAGCGTACAGGTTATTCAGGTAATATGACCTTAAATGATTATCTTCGTGATAAACTAACGCCCTTTACAGCAAAGAGCCTACCAGAACTAGATGACGAAAGAGTAGAGCTTCTTGTTAGAAGAATGCTTGGTGATAAAACTGCTCCGACAACTTCTCAAATAACAAAGGGTATGGATAGAGAAACCAGAGCAAAAGTATCTGCCTTTAATAAGAACTCCAAAATTTTATCAAAAAAACTAATTGAACCAATTGAAATGGCAATACATGACTTTGCCGTAGAACTTCTTCGTGGTCTTAAGAGTTCATATATCTTGGATAATCAAGCCGAGGTCGAAAGACTAAAAAAAGAAACAGAGACTGCCATTCGTGCTATCCAAGATTATGAGGGACCAGAACAAGAAGGAGCCCAAGACATATTAGTAAGACAGCTTACCAAACTTAAACACCACGACAACATTGATACAGTTGTAGAAGGTTTTGTTTTCCAATACGATGGTCAGATGTATAAGTTTACAGGAAACTTTGCCCCAATGAACCAACTTTTGGGGTTGTTTAAGTACGGAAGAGGAAAGATCCCACAGATGGTCAAGGAAATGCTTATGGAGCAAAATGAAGGCGAAACTGTTGCTATTTTACCAGGAAAATTTAAGCCGGCTCATAGAGGTCATTTAGATATGATTAAGCACTATGCGCAGCTTGCTGATAGAGTAGTTGTCTTGGTCAGCCCAAAAGAAAAAGACGGCATAACAGCCCAAACTGCTGCAGAAATTATTAATATTTATTTGGATGACGCTAATATTACAAATACCGACGTTGAGATTGCCCAGTTCGCTTCGCCTGTAAGAGCAGCAATGGAATACGGAAACCTACCAGAGATGAAAGGAACAAAGATTATTCTTGGCGCTTCAACAAAAGGTGGTGATGCTGCTGAAAGATTTAGCAGAAATGTTCAGAAGTATGTTGAAGATGCAGAGGTTCTAAATCCCCTCGACTATGCTTTTAACCCTGTTGGTGAAGTTTTAAGCGCCACTGATTTCAGAAATGCTTTAAGAAGTGGCGAAGATATCGAGCGTTTTTTACCAGATACATCAAAAGACAGAGAGCAAAATATTATTGACATGGTTAAAGTAGAACTTAAGGAGGATAATGAACCCTTTTTGGGTATCTTTCGTGGGCTAGTTGATGAGATTTTAGAAGAAGACGACGAGTTAGAAGAAATATCTTCAATGGCTGGGGGTTCCGTTGAAGGGTACTCGCTACCTCTTGGCGCTAAACCAAGAAAACGTAAAAAAGTTTCTGAAAATGATGTTAATGAAGCGTTAAACTATTTATTACAGAAACTTGGAGTGTAAATTAATGATTGATCGCGATGAATTTTTAAAAGAGCTTAAAGAAGAAAAACGACTTCGTAAAGTTGTCCGCTCACTTCTAGAAAACTATCTTGCTGAAAAGAAAGAAAAACAAATGCTTGAAGAAAATAGACTTCGCAGTGTTATTCGTTCTCTTATAAAAGAAGTAAGTGCTGATGTACCTGATGCTCAGCCACAAAGGTCGACTGGTATTAATGTTCTTGAAGATACTTTAAAAAATATTATTCCAATCATTGAAGATGCTTATAAGGGTCTTACAACTTCAAAGTCTCAAAGAGATTCTTTCAGAGCACACATTCTTAACGCGGTCGAAAACTCACTTGCACCAGTAGATCTTACAGCAGGCGCTGGGGGAAGTCAAGAAGAAAATGAACTTGAAGAAGAAGTTTCTTTAGATATTGATGTTGAGGATGATAGGTTTATCCCTGTTCGCGATCAAGATATGCCAGAAGAGCCTACAGAAGAAAAAGCACCAGAAACATTTCAGGATTTATCAGGCATGAATATAACTGGTAGAAACTTTGCCTCTACAACTTTTAATAAAGTTGAGAATCAAATTCAAGATGCTTATGAAAGTCTTGCTGATGAGGAAGACAGAAAACTCTATAAAGAATATATGCTAACCAATCTCAAGCTTTATTTTGATAGGTTTGAAGAGGAATTACAACCCACTGTACCAGAACCAGAATCACCAGATTATAATAAATAATATAAATTAAATTATATAATATTATAAATTATTATTTAATATATGTCATGGAAGAATAAAAAAAATAAAAATACTGTTGCAAAACATTCTAAATACAGTATAATAAACAAACTAAAATCTGAAAAGAAAATTACTGATAATACTTTAAACAATATTAATAATATATCTTTAGAAGACTTAATTGCTATAAAGTTAGAGCTATCAACTAGATACTTATGTGGTAAGTTTTATGGTATACCCATATGGAGACTTACTAGGCATGCAGTCACAGATGCTCTTTTAAAAACAGCTTTAAGCATTTCCAGAACAAAAAAAGAAGCAGCTAGATTTTTAGGGGTTGACTATATGGAATTTAACCGCTATATTAAAAAATACAATACAGTTTCATTTTTTGAAGAAACAGAAAAAGAGGTTATATGAATAACAAATTATTCAACGCAGCAAAAATAAAATACGAAGCTCAAGCTGAAGAGGCAAGAGCAATGTTGGATATGTTATTTACTCAAACCGTCATGGTTGGGGAACACACTGATATATTAAAAGAAATCGACAAATGGGCTACAATATTAGCAGAATCATTAGAATGCTCAGATGCACTAGATGATTTTATAATACATCGAAGAGATGAGGGGTCCACAACCCCTTAAAAGGAGGTTGAAATGTCTACGACAAGATTTACTTTAGATGGAAATGGAAAAAGAGCTTACATTGGTTCTCCAGTATATTATAAAAATAAAGTTTGGTTGTTAGAAGATATTCAATATCTCCAATGGAATTCAGAGCAATATCTAACGTTACAAGATCCAAAAAATAAAAATAAAAAAATTGAATTTGTAAAAGCAAATTTAATATCGGCAGTGAATTAATGGCTGCAGCAAGGTATGGTAAAAATAAGAAATCTATCAGATCGTATGAACAAGAGCATTGGTACGTAACAAACATCGATCATATAAGTTTAAAAATGCGACTGAAAAACGGAAGAATATTAATTCAAGTTATACACGACAGAACAGAACACTCTTTTTACTTACCCGACACTACAACTTCAACAGCTAATAATAGAGCAGAATTAGATAAAAAAATTGCTCTTTACTTTGATACATTTCTTCAAATGGATGAATTTTCTTTTATGCAATCACACACAGATGAGGAAAACTATACAGATTATATGAATTTATATACTGACCTCATCTGGGTGAAAAATAAGTTAGGTTTAACTATTTGGAATAGAAAAAAAACCGTATTTCGTTATTAATATCTTATGCATTCATTAGGTGTGCATGCCCATTCTGACAATTCAGCCTTGGAAAGACCTTCTCTAATAAAATCCATTAGTTTTTGATAAGGTGATGATACAGCAATGTGTCTAAATCCTTTTAGCACAGAGTGAACCATTCCTACCAACTCACCGTTAGAATTTAAAATCATGGACCCTGAAGATCCAAAGGTAGCAGCCAGAGCATAAATATCCTGTCCACTTTCCTCACCAGCGTATCTGCCTTCAAAGATGGGAACCATATCATAATCAAACATGCCCAAAGGAGCCGCTATATTATAAACTTTTTCACCTCTCTTGGGAGGTTTCATTGCTAGAGGTATAACGTCAACACCTTCGGTTAAACCTTCAGCAAAAAGTAAACAAGCGTCAATTTCTTGATCTTTTTTTATAACCACCGCATCATAGCTTTTTAAAGTCATTGTAGATACTCTCATGTTTATTGTTTGATCAACTGAATCCAACAACCCGCTTTCACCGTTGCAAACATGCGCAGCCGTGACGATCCACGCGCCTCTATCCGAAATTCTCACTATATAACCCGAACCTGTAGAGCGCAAATCCATAGTTGCGCACTTACCTTCACCAAAACACCTTTTTAACTGAACTGTTTTGCTAATAAAAGCAAATCCTTCTCTTGGAAAATCATTTTCTATATTTGAGTTCATTGTGCCGCAAGAAAAAGTAAACAGCGCAATAAACGCTAGGGTGCTAACCATAACCCTACTCATTTTTTTATCCTCCCGTGTCTGTGAGATTTTTAATCCCATATAAATAAATAAGGGTCCCATACACGTTTTTACCTTTTAAACAAATAAAAACACTATTTATAATGACTGCTTTTTTACGCTGGGCACACAAAAAATGTGGTTTTAGTAAAGAAGATTAAGTGTTTAACAAAGTGAGTTAACATGGCTAAAAAAATTTATATTCTTGATACTAGCGTTTGTCTGACAGACGTTAATTGTATTCGATCTTATGGTACTAACGATATAGTCCTTCCTTTAAAGGTTTTAGAAGAAATAGACAATAATAAAAAACGTCAAGATGGCGCCGGAACAAATGCAAGGACGCTTATTCGTAATCTTGATGCCCTGCGCGAGAAGGGTAGTTTGTCTAAAGGTGTTAGAATCGGCAAAGGCAAAGGCATAATATGCGTGAAAATGGTTAAAAGAGAAGGATTACCAGATGATTTAGACCTGAAGGTACCTGATAATGAGATCATTAGCGTTGCGTTAAACCAGAAAAATGAAAACCCAAAAAGAAAAGTAATCGTGGTCACACGAGACATTAACATGCGTGTTAAGTGCGATTCTCTGGGTTTGACGACCGAGGATTTTCAATCAGATCAAGTTGTAAAAAATACGGATAATATATATACCGGCTATGCAACTCATTTGATAGATGAGCCTGTATTAGACAGGTTTTATACAGGTGAAGAAGTTTTTATAGAAGAAGAAGAAGTAAAATTGAATCCAAATCAGTTTGTTATGCTGATATCCAATCAAAATGAAAAAAAGACTGCTCTGGGAAAGTTTGAATCTTATGAGAAACCCTTAAAGTTGCTTAATCCCGGTAACAAAAGAAGACTTTGGGGTTTGAAACCTAGAAACAAAGAGCAGATTTTTGCTATGGATTTATTGGAGGACCCAAAAGTAAATGTTGTTACGTTAGTGGGCAAGGCTGGCTGTGGTAAAACTTTATTGGCTATTGCAGCTGGTCTTAGCCAGGTGGTGGAAAAAGAAATTTATAGTCGCCTAGTCGTCTCTAGACCAATCCAGCCTATGGGTAGGGATATTGGCTTCTTGCCGGGAACAATGGAAGAAAAAATGTCTCCATGGGTTGCTCCAATCCGAGATAACTTAGAATATTTAATGGCAAATGATAAAGCAACCTTGGAGACATATATGGATAGAGGTAAAATCGAAGTTGAAGCATTAACCTATATTCGTGGTCGTTCAATAGCAAATGCATTTATTATTATTGATGAGGCACAGAACCTTACAGCCCACGAACTCAAAACTATTCTCACGCGAGTTGGAGAGGGGACAAAGATTATTTTAACAGGCGATGTTGAGCAGATTGATAATGTCTATTTGGACGAGACTTCAAATGGTCTTACTCATGCGGTTGAAAAATTTAAAACTTTTGAAATTTCTGGTCACGTAACTCTTTTGAAAGGGGAGCGTTCTAAAGTAGCCACTATCGCTTCTAAAATACTTTAAATTATTAGATATATATGATATATTTTAACAAAACCAAGGAGTTGTTATGTCTATACAAGATGAAAATCCAGATTTGTTTAAGCCGGTAGATAAAGAAAATCCATTAAAAAGCTGGCTTGTAAATTATGTTGGTGAAAAATTAAATCCAGAAAATGATGAAGTTAACGTTGAAATGATCATACAGGTTATGGCTGTTGAATTTCCTGAGTTTCTCCTAACTATAGCAGAAGAAAATTTTATTAGAGGTTATAAGCAAGGACTCATTGATTCAGAGTCAATGAAAGGTACTACCGCTCCCTTTAATGGTGCTCTTGGAAGTGTTAAATAAGTATGAAGCAATATATTCTTGAAAGTTCAAAAAAATCTAAAAACAAAAACAAGCAGTATAAAATACATAACACTGCATTTGTTTTTGCTGAACCGTTTGAAAAAGAAATAGATTTAAATTATATAAAAAATAAAATTGAAGCTTTAGTGCCAGAATATTTTTTTGATAATGTCGATGGTTTTTTCGTTGGATATGTTGAAGAATTTTTTAAGGACGGTAGAGAATATAATGCTATGTACAAAAACGGCGCTATCTACCTTTCACCAGATCAAGATGATGAGAGAGATCTGCTTGATGATATACTTCACGAATTAGCTCATGCAGTGGAGAAAAAACATGAAGATGAGATTTATGGTGATGGTAGACTTGAGAGAGAATTTTTAGCAAAAAGAAAGATGTTGTACCATCTTCTAGGTGATGATATACGTGGTATTGAGAGCTATGAAAATCCAGATTATGATTATAAGTTTGATCAACATCTGTACAAAAATATTGGCTATGATAAATTAAGAACAGTATCTTCAGGGTTATTTTACTCACCTTATGCGGTAACAGCATTGCGAGAATATTGGGCAAATGGTTTTGAAAACTATTTATTAGGCAACAAAAAGAAACTCAAAGAATTAAGCCCAGCACTTTACGATAAACTCGAAGCGCTTTTTGATCCCATACTTTAGGAGAAACTATGAATATTAGCGAGAAAAAGATAAATAACAAAAGAATATTTAGCGTGCAAGTTATTAACAGGTCATCAACAAAAAAGATTAATATATCGCTAAACAACATATTGACCACACTATCAAGTAAGTATGATCTGTCCGAATGGAAATTTATTAATACGGAAAGCTCAAAAGGTTTAACCAATTCTTCGTCTACAGGTACGTATGTCTTTCTTAAGAAACAAGTTGACAATAAAATTGAAAATGTTAAAATAGACCAAACAATTGAAGCTGAGCCTCCTCAAGTTGAGGAGCAAAAAAATGAAGCTTCGTTGCCTTATGGTCTTAAAAAGCAAGCAAAGACAAAAAAGAAAAAGGCGACAAAAAAGAAAATAACAGAGGAATAAATGTCTCACATATCTTACTCCGAGCTAAAACAATGGACGGAGTGCGCCTGGAAACACAAGCTAAATTATATCGATAAAATAAAGCAGTTTAAAGGTAATGAACACACTGCATTTGGTTCAGCCCTACACACAGTGTGTGAGGTTATAGTTCAAGATTACAGTGAAAATAAAAAATCTGCAGACCTGCAAGAACTTTTTGAAAAAGAGTTTCTTAAAAATCTACAAAAAATAAAAAAAGCTTCGACAGAAATTGAGTTTTCTGGTGATCTCTTGAGTTCTATGAGACACCAGGGTAAACACTTGATTCAATTTATTTTACCTGCTCTTAAGAGTAATTTTGGTAAATTTAAATTAATATCTGTTGAGGAAAATTTATACGAGGATATAGAGGGCAAAATAGAGAAAAAAT